TCCTGTATGTGTTCCATCAACTGCTTCATGCGGTTTTGGATAAAATAGTTAAGTAGTTTTTCCCTACCACGTTTAGGGGTATTTTCATAAGCCTCAAGAATCTTCTCTTGATACTCAGTTGGAATCTTCGACAGGTCAATCAGCAATTCGTTTCGTTTGTAATTTCGCCACATCACATCATCACAAAAAGACCTTGGCTCTTCTTCTAACCACATATTTAGCTTTTTCTCAGTTACAGGTTTTTGTCTGGCTTCTACTACAAATGTATCATCGGAAGACATGAAATTAGGAATCCCGTCACTTCTGTCGCCTCTGATAATATGTTCTTTCAGAAAGGCTTCTGGCGTATTGGTACGCAGAAACTTTTTACCCATTGGGCTATACTGTTCCACATTTGCAAATTTCTGCAATTGCATAAAGTCTTTATCACTAGACAAAATCAGAATTTTTTCAGTAGTGCTATTCTTAAGCAGAACACCAAACTTGTGCGCCAACGTAGCGATAACGTCATCGGCTTCTGTTTTTTCAACTTGAATCACTTTGTATGGAAAATATTCTTTGATTTCGTCACGCACTTTGTTTAGCGTTTCAAAAATCATATTCCAGTCAAAAGGAGATGCCTCTCTGTCTTTCTTACGACCTGCTTTGTAGTACGGAAAGTAGTCTCTGCGCCAGTACTTCTTATCATCGCAACAGATAACAATTTCACCATATTCATCTTTGAATTTGACGTTGTACATGCGAATGCTATTCAGCACCATGTGGCGAACCATGTTTTCATCAATAGGATTTGATGCGTTTGAATTCACTTGCATCATCAGGTTTGAAATCATTACCTGATTCAGGTCGACTAAAATCATTTTAAGTTATCCAGTTATTACTCTTACAATAATTGTATCAGGATTAATACGTCCTGTCAACTCAGAAGGCTTGGTAGTCAATCCATCCAATAATTTCTTCAACACAATTTTACCACCATCAAGTACTTGCTTAACAGCCACTTCAGGCTTACGCAAACGTTTACCACTAGATGTTTCAGCATTGAAGTTTTGAATTGTTGTACCTTTGATTGTCAAACCTTTTGCATTGTCAGCATTGTACATGCCAAGCAATTTAGTTTTCGTATTGTACAACCACACTTGATTTGCACCAATAATCTTTTCTGGTAGAACACTCTTCAAATTCAACTCAGCAAAATCTTTCATGTATTGCACTTTAGCGGCAATGACACTTGCAGGTTTTTCTTTTACTTTACGTGCTTTACGTGTGGGTTTCTTTTCCGCACCACGATTTGTTTCAGTAACAACCGCATCATAAAATTCTTTAATCTTACGCAATTGCACTTTACTAAAATTAGAATATGCTTCCTTTACTTCAGCATCGGATGTATTCATAACATCTTCAAATTCTTTAGAACGTTTAATGAACACTTCACACATACGCTTTTGTACAACGGAAGATAATTCTTTACCTTTTAGATATGATTCCATGTCTGGTGCAAACTTACACCCACCAGCAATGAACTCGTCAACAAGGCCTTCAATCTCACCAACTTCATCCGAAGCCTTTTCACGAATTCGATCCTGAATAGATACGACTGGTGCAATTGATGCAACAACAGGTGCTTTTGTTTTTTTAGTTTTCTTTGCAATCTCAACAACAGTTTTAAACTCTTTGACAAAAAAGTTTTTGAATGTGTCGGATGGATTGTATCCCATGCACATCATACGTGCTACCCAACCAAGTTGTACTGGAATAGATGCATCGCTTGATGACACTAAAGAAATTTCTTCTTTTGGTCGACCAATGCTAGCCATGTATTCGACAACAAATGTTTTTGCTTGCTTGCTGTCACAAAAATAATTATACCAATTCAATGCACGAATTTCAGCAACCTTAAGATTGCTGATTTCCTCTTGATTGGTCCAAGAAGGTTCTGTGCCAAAGGCTTGTGCATCAGCGCCAGGATTGATCTTGGAAAATTTCATAATTTATTCACCTATTGTAAATGATACAGATTTAACAGAATCGTAACGGAAAGAACGCCATTCGTTTATGTCCAAGTCAACTACAGAGATAGCCTCGTCAGTTGAAGTTGTACGAACACGTTCGGTTTTCTTTTCGTATGTTGGGATTGCAGATGCCTGCAATGTGCATTTCATAGTACGCATTGTGCCATCTTTCTTTAGAAAGTCAACAGTCACAGGACCAAATTCAAGATGGCTAGTTAGCCAATCACGAAATGCTTTTTGTTCTTTTGGCGTAGTTGTTGCATAATTAAAAGTTGTCATATCAAAGTTCTCCATGTTAAAAATATCTTTCGTTCAATGTTTCTAGTATACACACAATTTCCTCAGGTGTCAAGCCAATGTCTTCCACATTATCCTTTTTCAATTTTCAACTCACTATAAAGATAGTCATGCAATTCTTTGACACCACCAATGTAATTAAACCCATGATAAATGTGGGGAACAATATTAGTTCCAGGAACCATTTTTTCCAATTGTTCTCTAGTATAATCTAATCCCAAAATAAAAAGTTTATATGGTCGGCGGGCTATTGTTAATATTAATTCAGCTTTGTCTGTAGCCTTACTTCCGACAGCGCCATAAACATAATACGTCATGGAGCATTATACACCTGCACATATTCACTTGGTTCATTATTTAAAATTGCAGTTTTTAGTGTACCCTTGAAATCATACGTAACTTGATAACCTTTTACGACATTATAGAAATCTTCGTGGGTTACTAAATTGCATACTGGAGTTGGATTCCATTTTGTTGTTGCTATGACAGGTGTTCCGACAGACGCACCTGAATAATGGACTGTGCCATAATACTTTTCACAATAATTTTTTGTTGCCATGTACGGTACCTTTTCTATGATCGGTTTCTTGCTTATCACTTTTGCCATATAAAAGTTATTGCTAGAAGAATTGTCTTCCACAATAGTAATGTCGGCATGTGCAAAATTACACATAATTAAAAGTGCTACAATACTATGTAGCGTACATGCGTTTTTCATTCCATCACATATATGTTAGTTACGGATTTAACACGTACTGCGGTGCCTGGATCGTGATCCATACGAACGGTTCTGATTTGTCCATAGTATTCGAATGTTACATCATATCCAGTAATGAATTGTTTATATTCTCTATCAGAATATGGAATACATCTTTGAACCATATTGCTTGGAGGTTTGCCAGTAGGTGTTCCAGCAGATTGCGATAATGCGCCAGATAAATCTTCTACCGTGGTGCATGATGTTCTAGTCACAGTATACACTTTGGTTTCTTGAATTGGTTGAAGGCGAACGACTCTTGCCAATTCGAACTTAACTAAACTATCACCCTCAAGACTACTTACATAATTTCCAGAATAATTACCACCAGAATTACCTTGAAGACTACCAGAGACTGCGGATGTTGAAACTAAAATTCCAATCAATGCAGTAGCAAATAATTTCATTTTGAACTCCCAATGATAGCATTAATTATTGCAGTCAACCAAAACACCGACATTACACTTTCCCATGTCATAGGAATGTTTAATGCGGGAAACAAAGTATTAACTGCACACAATGTAATGTATGACCCTAGAATGTACAATGATATCCAAGCAAACAATAAACCAGTAATCATACCACTAGTCATTTTTTCTTGTGCAAATGTAAACGGACCGATTTTCATAAAAAACTCCTATTCAATGTTTATACAGTATAACATAACTTTCATGGCATGTCAAAATGTATTTAATGATGGCTCGAATTCGGCAATTAATTCTCGTTCACGTTGGTGTGCAGGTTTACGTCCACGAATCACTTCAAGGACTTCATATTGCCATGCGGCACCAGCCAACTCACGCAATGCATTACACATTGCCCAATTTTTATTTTCACACTTTGCACGACTCACATGTTTTTGCCAACGAACTTTAACAGAACGGACATAGGCTTGACCCTGTGCAACAGTCAAGCCAACATATGAATCGCCAGTATCCACGCATGTAACTTTGTACAGTACATGGTTTCGGTCGGATCGTTTCTTTCTCAATGTCATATGACTAGTATACCATAGCAGGACAACAAGTCAAGGGTTATTTTGGCTTTGTTGCTCAAAAACAACAAAATTCCCCCTATGTTGCGTATATAGAACACTTAGGACTTGGTTTACCATAAATATATTGTCAAGTCCTAGGGAGGATAATCGATATGGACATTGTAGAGATGATTTTAAAAGCATGGCCGGTATTTTTAGCATTCATTACTTTAGTCATAGTATTGGCTAAAATGGACGTGCGAATTGGGGTATTGGAAGAAAAAGTAAAATCATTATTTGATTTACATAACAAAGGAAAATAAAATGGCAGAAAAAACAGCAGAACAAGCACATGAAAAAGGTGCGTTTATAGAGAAATTATTATTTGCTCTATTACCTTTATTAGTTGGTTCAGTTGGATATTTAATTCAAGCAT